ATGAACCTCGCAAACTTATCTCAAGAAGAAAAAGACAAAATCAATGTCGATTTGGCTACTTCAGGTGTCGCATATAAAGAACGGCTCAACATGCCAATTGTTGCGTCCAAAGTTGAACGACAACAACCAGCACATTTGAGAGCATACTTTAATGAACGACTAGCGTTTTATCGTGAGAGAAGTAAGAAGTTGCCTGATGGGAATTCGGTGCAGTATTTGAAAATAGAGTAGTGCGATGCTTAAAGAAATAGATTCTTTTGATAAGAAAAATATTCTCGAATCTACCCGCAGAACATTAGATAGCATGGTTAAAGATGGTTTGCTAGAGAAAGTGTCCAGTTACGAGTGAAGACAAAACAAACACCAAAGCTCAAGTTCATCACCTGGTGTTCGCTGTGTAGTTAGTCGGTATGGCTTACGAGGAGAGTGTCGCCTGGTGAAATACGAAAATGACGGAGAGGATTTTATTGAAGGTGAGTGTGTTAAGACTGATTAACTTACTGATTTTTCTAGATCGTCATTTGAAACAAAAAATCCTCCGCTAAGAGGCTTTCAAAACGATACGAATAAATATTATATACGTTTGTTCATTACCACTTATCACGATAATCAAATGCTACCTGGTAATCGTATTTATTTAGTTCAATTTTATGTTTGATATATTTCTGTAGGTAAGGAACCCATGCGGAAATAACATCGAAGCTACCTGCATTTATGATGTTTTCTGTCGGATTAACAGTCTGTTCAATAACCGTGTCGTCATCTCCCAGATCGACCGAATATTCTTCACCAATAAAACTTTCAGTCTTTTTATCGAACCAAGTTAAATCAATTTTCAATCCCATAATATTATCCTTACAAGTATTTTTTGATATTACGTTTTGGATCAGCAGGTTTCAACTGATTGCCCGTCTTTGGATCAAACGCGCCAAGATGCTGACCATCGCTTGCACGATAACCTTCAATAATGGCTAACATTTTATCTATATCTAACATGATGTGCTTTGAACATATAAGAAAGCCTCCGTGAAGAGGCCTCTATTAATTTAACAAGAGCAATGATTAACCTTTTTTAAATCCAGGCTTACCATTTTTAGCCCTCCATTCTTTAACTTCTTTAATAATAGCAGTAGCACTCCCATCATTATTGCCTTCTGGATAATAAATCAGATCCGAACCTTCAGGATGCTCAGTGATTTTAATAAAATGTTCTAAATTATCATCTTGTGTTTTTTCGTCACCTTCACAATTAATTATAGCTTCAATAAATTGTTTAAATTCAGCTTCTGTATAATCATTAATGCTATTTTTCAGTTTCATCATTATTTTCCTTTGTGAATATCAATGTGACGTTTCGGAGTAGCGACTCGAATATTATCTATATCATAAACCTCTCCACCTTGACTAATCGGTTTATCATGGTGAAGCTCAAAGGAACGTCTCCCTCCAACACTATCTTTATATCTAGCCCTAGGTGCCAAACCATTTCGCATTCGAGTTCTGTTACTTTGTATAAAATTCTTACTTAACTCTGGATCTTTAGATACCTCCTCCCATAATTTCCGTCTAAACTCATCGAAATTATTAAATTTTTTACCCCGTAATTTATCTGCAATACGGTCAGGAATAGGAGCGCCTTTTTCTTTTCCCGCATCGTCAAGCCATTTATCACCCACTTTTTGCCCTTTTCCCGTGGCGGTTCCTGGCTGATGACGTTTTTTCTCCTTATTAAGCTTATCCTCAGCGGCTTTTTTCTTCTCCTCTGCTTTCTTACGACTTTCCATCGCAATGACTAAGGCTTCCTCCGCCGCTTTTATCTTCGTCCGTTGCTTTAATAATTGTTCACGAACTAACGTCAGTTGCTCTATTGCTGTGCCTTGATAGAACTCTCCTAGAGTTAATATCGATTCCGTTGGGCTATCAATATAATCTTGTGGTACTTTATCCTCTGAATATTTAGTTAAAACTTCTTTCCAGTCAGTTTCTTCCGTAAATAACGCTTCTGCACCTTTATCAAGAAGTAAATTAAGCCGTTCCTTCGTTTCTATCATCGCAAAAAAATCAAATTTTATACGATTTTTATTCCCCCAGTCAGGAAGCTCATAGATTTCATGCCAATCTACTTTTAATGGATGAGCAACAGGGTTAAGTAAAGATAAACCTAATGGTTCATTTTTTAACTTATTCAGTTGCTGCTCTTTATCATTAACATAAACAAGCGCCTTAGCTAATTCTTTTTCAGCTTCGACTAATTTTCGCTCTGCAGCTACTACCGGATGTGTCGCCAAATACTCTTTATCTCGACGAAGTATTTCTTCAACTTGTTTCTTTTCCTGTTCAGGAGAAACCTTTCTCGATACTGAAACATAAATAGGCTCATGCTTGCCATCAAAATGCACGATAGCATGGTGTGTTTCTAGCCAATTGGGGTATGTAGGAAGATAACCTTCGACCTTAGGAGCTTCATTTACTTTTACCGTTTTTTTCGCCACTGTCTTTGGTGAAGCTATTTGAATCTGCATCGGCTTCATATTTGGCATAATTTGCGCAGTATACACATTCGGTTTATTGGTGGGGATGGCTTTCACCACGGATACCCGTGATGGCTCTTTTTGTTGGGTAAAGGCATTTTCCCGTTTTTTACTCTCTAGATTAATCACGGGTTCAGCCAATACAGTGACAGAAACTTGAGCGTTTTTCGGTATATCATTGGCTGGAACAGATGTCACGGCCTTAGCCGGTAAACTGGTTACTTGGTAAGGCTGTGTTTTATCCACCACACGAAAAGCGCGCGATTTCTCTAACATCGCTTGTTCTTCGGCTTCGGACATAATGGTATCACTCGGATAGAGTGCGCTTACAAGAGCACCACCCACTAATCTCCCCACATAAGGCGCCGCTTTGCTTAAAACATTAAAACCTTGCATCAAAGCAGAATCAATGGCTCCCCAATTAACCGTAAACCCAAGTACACCATTAACCGGATAAATCGTCACCGGAAGAGCAGCATAAGACATCACCGCCATTTTCTCAGGGGTTTTACTTAAATCTAACTGATTAACAGATGAAGAATGATGATTATCACCACCTTCGCCTTTTCCTACTGGGCCACTACCTAAATCACCTCGACTGGGTTTATCCGCAGTCACCGTAAGAGAATCAACTGAACGCTTACTGTGTCCCATAAAAACCTCCTTATTTATTTTATCCTGATAAAGATAGAGTACGTTAAATACTCGACACACTAAGTACAACCGCGTACTGTATGAAAACACAGTATATACAGAGAAAATATCGTCAGACAACCTGTTTGTTTCGGCTATATTCGGATAAAAATTGAAGCAACAAGGAAAGTAATATGAGATGAAAAAATTGATAGGATAAAAAGCCCACATAAAGTGGACTAAATATGAATTATGATTTATAGAAACTAACACGATATGACGTACGGTCTCTGTTGTGAGGTATTTGAGCAAATGGCGAGATTATTAACTGTTCATTTAGTACCTGTGCCAGAGACAATAGCAGACCCTGACACTGTGCTAACAGTGCCTGTTGTGTATATCATGATTTATTTTCTAAATTTATTTTTTTATAGGTGAATTATCTTTGCAATATATTTTGTCAAACATATCAGGGCTAACCCAACCGCCTTGCCATAAACCTGCTTTACCGTATCCAAAATACATATTATTATCATTATTATAGCGACTTAATTTAAAACTCTGATATTTTTCAATAGTCTGAATTTTAATTAAACCAACACACTCCACTGTCTGATAATTTATAGGTTTTCTATCAACACAGCCTGAAATAAATACCGCAATAGATAATAAAATTATTTTTTTCATAATACCTTCTTAATATCGCTCACATCTATTATTAAGCAAGTAGATGGAAATCTAGATAAATCACGATTTGCACTGCCTGTGCCCCAAAGAACAGCTTCTTTATATCTTACTTGTAACGTATTTCCCACTCTTTTAATAAAAGTATCCATCCAAGCCCCTTCAAATCCATCTTCCCATATTCCTCCCATTCCGCCACCAAAAACGAAAGCTAAATCTTTTATATTTGGTAATTGATAATCAATATCTTCTTTCCATGATGCAATAAAATATCCTACTATTTTTAGCACCCCCCAATTAGAGTTATAAACAGTCTGTTTTGTACTACTATTTTTTATAACGACTCCATATTTTTCTTTAAAAATATTATTCGGAAAATCACCAAATTCAAATAAATCAACACTACCCGAAGAGTCATTATAAGGTTGGGATATCTGGATATTTTTATCACTTCCTTTTATGGCTCCCCCAATAACTTTAACAAAAACATTATTAGGTGATACAGCAAATAACTTTGTAGATAAATGTGGGGTAATCGGTAATTCAGTATAATATCCTTGATTTCCAGATACTATCCCACCTTTCATTACAACAGTCTGCTTTCTAATACAGTTCATAACCGTATTAAAGCTATCTATTTGAACATGGCGATCCTTTCCTTTTATAATAATGCCATATTTACCCATCAATATACTCCATAATATAACCTAATGATGTCATCATATATATCGATTAAGCCATTTCTATAAACATTATCGAGTTCAAGAATAATTACTCCGTTATTAATATTTAAAATAACATCTCCAGCTAACCCCCTCATAAAAGAAGTTCCAAACCAAGCAAATACTTCTCCATATTTATTTAGATCAGAATGGTCATAACTAAAAGTTTTTTTAGTCATCAGTGGTATTGGAGTAATATCATGCCAACCAACAATTCGTCCAACCCTATCGGATGTATTTAATAAATTAATTCCATATTTTTTAGATTTGATTACCATGCCATAATTATCGCTCATTTGTGATATCACCAATAATAACAACGTTATACCCAGTTTCGTCTTTTACATATAAATTTTGATTGGTTAATGTTGTCCCTCCATTACCACTCGTAAAGCGAAAAACATTGTTTTTAGCATCCAATAAAAAGCCATTCCCTTTATCAAATCCTGATGATTTAAAATAATCGAGTACCACTAATTTTTGTATCCACGCTTTATCCATTAAGGCTTCATGAATAACCACCTGTCCATTCTTCACGATAAACGGTGTCACCACTTTGCCATTTAATGACGATATCACCGCAAAGTTTTGGGCATTGACCAGAAATTGGCTATTTCCTTGCGCATTAAACCCTAAGCCAATGCCCGTAATGACTTTATTCCCTTTGCTATCTTGCTGAACTTTCATTGTCCATGATGCGGAAATTTTGCCATTTATGTCGGTGACCACTTTCGACGTTTGTTCAATTTTGGCTGAACTTGTACCCACTTGGCTTTCAAGGCGAGTGACTTGCTGGGCGGTAGAGGTCACTTTACCTGAAACCTCAGTCACCTTAGTTTCAAGTTGGTTTACCGCATTCGCCGTTGCATTGGTTTTCTGTTCGCTGGACTTAGGTACTTCATTCGCCACAAATCCTTTCGGTGCCACCGATTGTTTGTTATTGGTATAAGTGAGGGTGATAATTTGATGGTTAACACTTTTATGCTTAGTGAGCTGATATTTAGCACCTCCTCGCAAATAGATATATTCCACAGAACCATTCGTTAATTGAGCTGGCCCCATCACAGGGGATTGATTTGTCCATCGCCAATCAAAATTATCAATGATGCGGTTTTCAGACTGGGTTCCCCATCCGGAACCACTCACTTGCCATTCCACAATCATGGCAAAACCTTTGGTATTGTGAGTCGCATAGCTCGGTTTATTGTCTCTATATTGCCCTAAGGTCCTAAAAACCTTAAAGGCATAACGTCGAGAAGTTACTAATGGCAAAATAATCGGATAATAGGTGTTTTCATTGAGTTTAGATAAATCTAAATCCACCACCACAGATCCCGTTAAATCAGCTTTTACCGTCTCTAATTTGCTGGATAACGTTTGTACCTGAGAGGTTGCGGACGTCACTTTGCCATCGAGATTAGTTACTCGCGTATTTAACGCATTTACTGCACTGCTATCGGCTTTCCCTTTTAGAGTTGAATTGAGCGTTGAAATCTCTTGCGTTTGTGCTTGCTGTTTCGAGGTGAGGGTTTCTAATGATTTATTAATCGCGGAAACATTCCCATTCATCCGTGTTTCCAATGACTGTCTGGCTTTGGCTTCCGCTTGGTCACCCGAGACCCGCGCTTGTTTCTCGGCGGAAATGAGTCCTGCGGTCACTTTCGATAAATCATTGCCAGTATAATCACCACGAAGTTGAGTAGCTAAGGATTGCCGTTGTTGCGCTTCGGTTTTATCACCCTCAATACGTGCTTGTTGCTCTTGTTTAATTGCGGCAGCCTGTGCTTCTGTTGCCGTTGAAACTTGGTTCATCCGCTCAGCCAGTAATTTTTCGGCCTCCTCCCATTTTTTTTCACTTTCTTCAATCGTCGCGCCTTGCCTCATTGACTCTTCTAAAAGCTTGTCGTGATTTATCCTCATCAACTCATGTAATTCAGTAATATCGATTTGGTTAGCTTTACTGTTAATTTCACCCAATAGGTCTTGTGTGAGTTGGTCTCGGCTGATTTGCCCCGCTAATTCATCAAGAATAATACTAGCATCAAACTCAGATTCTCCCAGAATAAAATCAGTCCACTCAGATTGATTACCTGTTTTATCCACCAGTCTAGCCCTGAAATAAAATACCTCTCCAGCAGCTAAGCCTGCCATCTCATAGGTTTTTGAGGGATAAGGAACATCAGATAACAGCATCAGACCTTCACCATTATTGGTTTTGCTGTACTGAATTTCAGTTTTTAAAGTATCCCCTGTATTTTCACCAAACCCCCAATCTAACTTAATGCCAAAGACTAATGGTGACGTTCTGAAGTTAACCGGTTTTGGAGGGTTACCCATTTTTCCTGTTAACATTGTTTCTTGTGCGTTAGCCCAAACGCTGGATATTTCAGATGCATTTATCGCACGAACTCTCACCTGATAACGACCAGCATAAATGCCATCAACCTCAAACCCGCATGTTGATGATCTTGGCATTGATACCCAGTTATTATTATCTCTCCGCCATTGAGCCTCATAGGTAATGGCATTATCAACTGCATCCCAATCAACGCGCAGAGTAGTGAATGAAATGCCTTGATTAACGTGAGAATAGGATGATATACGAATGTTTTTAGGTGGTGCTTGCACACCCGGTGGAACAATGGTGATTGGACGCTCATCTATTCTGGCGCCAGAGTCAATGTGATCGTAATTGCTTGGGTTATGGATTGCGCCAGTAATAGTGTATGTATTATCGCCATTATCAGTTATGTTAACGACCCGATAAAGTTGTAATGCTAAATCATCAGCATCAACTGTCCAAACTGCGTTTTTCTCTGGCTCCTGTGAGTACTCCGTTGAAACTGTAATGATATTATCAGCAACCAGTGATACGGTTCTTCCCTCTGAGTGCCCGTTTGGCAGATTAACAATCAACCTATCACCAGTTTTAATATTGGCTCTGCGATCAAGTGTTATTTTTCTGCCTTCTACACGCGATATACGTCCACCATTATCTCTTCCAGCTAACGTAGAGTCGGCAACAGCAATGATATGACCAGGAGAAGGTATTGCCCCCTCTAGTCCTGTCGCAAAACTAATAACTCTGTCGTTAGCATTGGTGAGTAACGCCCAGCGACCTCTACGGTTAGCCTCCGTCTGTCGAGTGCAACCTATCGCTGATATTTCAGTTTTGCGTACTCCGTAACGACGCTGTAGTTTAATATCGGCCACAGCCTCAATCGCATCATTACTGTGGTTATTGGTGTCTGTGTAGGAAACTAATGCTTGCGTATATCGATTTTGCTGACTACCTCCTGAATAGGCAGGCTTACCTCCAACAATATTGGCATTGGTAAACGTTCTAAAAATACTATCTGGCATATCAGCGACAACATTAACCTTGTTATCAGCCCAAAATGTCATACCACGAAAAATAGCCGCTATATCTCGCAGTACTTGGTATGCCGACTCTTGCGATTGAACATAAACATCGCACAGAAATCGAGGCTCCTTACCATCACCACCATGACCATCTGGTACTAGCTCATCACAATATTGTGCTATTTTGTATAAATCCCACTTTTCAATCTGCGAAGCTTTAATACGATCACCGCACCCATAGCGGTTATTTAAAACCAAGTCATAAAATACCCACGCTGGATTATTGGTTGCTGCAAGCTTAAAAGTACCATCCCACACACCCGAATAGGTCCGGTTAATTGGGTCGTAATTCGTTGGCACTTTAATCAGTAATCCCCCCTTAGGACGAACACTAATTTTAGGAATGCGGTTATTGAATTGACGCGCATTGAAGGTGATAAATAATAGGGCCGTATTTGGATAACGCAATTTAGCATCGATAACATCCGTTACCGCAGAAATAGTCACTTTATCAGCAATTCTAGCGGTGTTCTGATTCTTAGTTAATCGTCGGACGCGGATCTGCCACCCTGTGTTTGCTTTGGGCAAATCAACGCGGTGCGTACGCTGGTATTCGCTGGTCGTTTTACCATCAAAAGCAGACTTTAATACTTCATTATATCCAGCACCATCTGTAGATAAGTCAATAGCATATTCAATTCTATAGCCTGTAGTATCCCCGTTATCGTGTTGTTGAAACAATTGAGGAACAGATAGTCTAATGCGCACAGCAGATAGCTGAGTGTTATTAATGCTCCGCACATAGGGCTGCTCGTCTTTTAATTCCAACCCTACCGATGTTTCGCTATCTACTGATGGGATACCCTGAATGTATTCTTGGTGTTCACTACCCGGTCTAAATTCCCAAGTGACACCCTCAAAATTCTTAGTACCGTCCGCATTGCCAATCGGCGTATCATCAAGAAAAATACGAGTATCGTCTAAGCCACCAGCAATTTCACCTTCCGAGATAGCCAATAAAATCTTAGCTGTTGATTCAGAAAGTAAGCTATCTGGTGATTCCGTGGGCGTATGTCCGCCACCGCCACCACCTTTTGCACCATGAATTAATTCCATATTTCACCCATAAAAAAAGCCACATAGTGGCTATTCTGAAATTCGTTTATGTTATTGCTGATCTTCTGTATAAATACCTGCAGAAATGATTGCCCCACCTACCTCTCGCCTGTCCAATCCATAAAGTAAAGGAACTGGATTTCCTTGCGCAGTAGAGTTTACAGCTCCGCCAAAGGCATAAGATGGTTTGTTATCTGAATCTTGCCTCATTGATAGACCTCGCGGTTGAGGTGAAAGCATCTGGTAAACACCACCAAGTGCTACACCTAAACCTATTGTTCCGATTAAATCGCTCGCCCACAAAGCAGCCCCCCAAGGGGCAAATGTCGCGACACCGATCATGGCAATACCCAGCATAGTTTGAAAGAATCCGCCTCGTTTACTTCCTTTAATGATTGGTGCTATGCGGATCTCTTCTTTGGTATCAAGATGTAATTCATCTTCAGCAATGTTGCGCTTACCTTTAAATACAGCAAACTCCAGCCCTTTCAGATGTGCATTAGCAAGAAACTGCTCAAACCCATCATAAAGCACAGAGAGCGCCTTAATCGCCTCACTAGGTGAATCTATATCTAATTTGTGTTCACGCCCAAATTTTGCGCCAAGAACGCCATATAGGCGTATTGTTTTTAGGCTCATACAAACTCTTTCCTCCGCACTATTTTTACCGTCCGATCCCGCCAGTAATCGCTGTAAGGAACCAGTCTGCTCAGTTGTCCATATAAGTGATGAAGTAGCATACCATTCATAATCACACCAGCGTGATTAGGCACATCGGCTTGCACTTGCATAATCACCATATCGCCCTCTTTCGGCTCGCCAGTGACGTCAACAAAACCCGCTTTCTCGTAGTTATCCATATACAGGTTTTCGCCTTCTTCCCACCAATGCCGATCAACGCTGTAGTTATGTAACTCAATACCGTGTTTTTGGTGGTAGTAATCCATAATTAACGACCAGCAATCAGCATAACCCAGCACAAAAGGACGTCCTTCTAATTCACGCTCACCTCGAGGGTAAATAATTCGAATATCACCCTCTGGACATGATGCGATCACCCAAGGCAATCCTGTCGCATCACACTGTAATTTATCTATTTCGCTAGGTTGAGTCGTTACACCATCACCACAATGGCTGTGCACAATTACTATTGGCTCACCCCAATCTTCCGCAATGGCATAATCTTCAGGGGAAAGCTCGAAGTGCTCTGTTGGGTTATCTGAAAGATTGCTACAAGGAAAGTATTTTTTAACTCGACTTTTCTGACAGATAATTCCGCAAGCTTCTTTGGGATATTCGGCTTTTACATGTTCAAATATCGATTCTCTTAATTTTTTTGTGATCATCTCGTTAACCCCGCAGCGGGAAACCCTCCAAAATCTAATGGCTCATTCTCACCAAAGCGTTTTTTGCAATCACTAATAAGCCCACCACAACTATCTAGCGCTGGATCATCAACAGGGTTTCCTCTCTCATCAAAATATTTATTCCCTGAATATGAGCACCCATTACCACTACGATAATCGCCTTTCATGCACCAGTAACAAAGGTTATGGATTTGTCGAACGGGTATCATTACTCCCTGTAAATCAAATGGGCTAGACAGCTCGAACTCTACGGATTCGCCAGCCACCTCATTAGTTTTACGATCGATGTAATAAACCTGTTTAAAACACTCATCAGGGTTAGCGGTTGGATTACCATCAGGAAAATTTTTGGCATCAAGATAGTGAGCAAATGTCTCGTAAATAGTCACTTTTGCTTGCACCATGTCGTCAAACTGAAAGCATAGAGATGAGATCAAGCCATCTATATTGGCAACCTTTAGAGATGGTCTCGCTGGACTACCATCACTATTTTTTGCCATTCCTTCAACTTCGTAAGGCCATGCTCCGTATTCATTTCCTTGCCACCAAATTGGTTTTGGCTTGATAACACCATTAGATTTCTCTATTTCTTCCGGTGTGTGAGGTAAGTTATAAGCATGGAAGCGAAGAATAGGGCCATCAAACCCACTACCATCCACCTCAATTAATTGAACCTTATTACCCGGCTCTAATTTTTGTACATCTGCTGTGATATTCATGCGCTAAATGCCTGTTCAAACGTAGCTGTCAATTTCATTACTCCATCAGAGATGGGGAGCATCGTTATTGAATCAGCTTTAACACGATAAAGCCCTTTTTCACCAAATGGAGGCGTCCAAATAAATGATTTTGCTGTGTGTCGCCGAATGAATTTAAAAATAGGCATCACCTCATCTTTTAGTCCCATATAAGCAAATGGCCACGTTTGAGATTCTGGATTAATACCATCACCAGCAACTTGTTTGTAACCATCTCCAAATTCAACTTCTTTAATGCGATGCTTGAACTCACCGCTTGGCGAATCTTGTATTTGTGTTCGCCATTTAAACTCTTCCATTGGTTACTCCAATAAAAAAGGCGATACAAAGCCGCCTGATCAAATATCAGGATATTAATAAATATCCATTAGGTTATTTTATATATTCAGCCCAGAGAAACTTACCGAAGGAATGGCTGACTTACTTCGATGGAGAATTGAATATGTTAGTTAGTGAAATGGCAAAAGACATAGAGGCCCTTCAAACACGTACTCTTGCTTTAGAGTATATAATTCAAGTAATGATTAGGAATATGTCTGATATTGAAAAAGAAAAACTTATTAGTGAATTAAATAGAGTATCGCATGATAGTCCTGTAACTATCGAGGCGTTTGGTATCATTCAGTCACATTTACATAATTAGTACCATATTATAAAGGCGGTTACTGTGCCGCCTTTATGCGATCTATCATGGTTCTTGCATATTTTTCCGCTCTCCCCATAAATGAAGCAAATGTTTCATTTGGGTTATAATCCTCTGTGTACTTAAATTGTAACTTTGGTTCTTCATCTGGGGTATTATTTCCCACTATCTCCATTACTGTAATTTCTGACGTTAATATAGGTTTTTCACTTATTTTTATGGCCCCAATGCCATATCTTTTTACATCCCCTGTAATTTCCACTCCTGAAAATTTGTTTGATAACAATGGGAACTCTACTTTGATTTTCATAACTACCTCTCTTAATTGCCTTTGATTGTTCTTGATAATGCAGATGCTGGGTTTCTAAGTAAATTGTTAACCCCACTTTCCACCATTTGCTGGAATTCACGCTTTAATGATGAAGCATTGGCTTGATTACTTGACGGCTGTTGCTGTTGTCCATTTTCAATATTAATATCTCCTAAATTAATCTGTACGTTTCCACCACCAGCAATTTGAGGATTGCGAGCGATAAATGCTGTTGGCTGTGTAACCGACATTGGCGCTGAACCACCGACATGACCACCTGAAGCATAACCTCGCTTTCCTGCATCCATTAGTCGATAAAGGTTGGCAATACCTAATCGTTGCGTTGCTTCCTTGGTAAAGACGAACTCGCCTTTATGTACTACACCCGCTGGATCATGTTTTCCACCATCGCCTGTATAACCACCACTTGCAAATCCAAAGAAATTACCTACCGCACTACCACCAAATGCCGCTTTCATAGCATTTAGCATAGCCATCTGCATTAACATCTTGGTGGTCATTTCTAAGAATGAGCGAGTGAAGTCAGCAAAATTAGCTTTGCCCGTCAATACAAAAGCAGAGAGACTGTTACTCATGCCCTGAAATGCTGATTGACTAATTTGAGCTACGTTACCGTAAACGTTTGTTGCCTGATCTTGAAATTCAGCAAAGCCTTTTTTAACGCCTAACTCCCAGTCAGCACGAATAGAGTCTTCTTCAGCGTACCATTCCTTTAATTTGTCCTTTTTTTCAGGAGTGTCAGCTTGATTTAATGCGCTTTCTCTTTGTTGCAATCGGCTAGATAGCCCTGCTCCTTCCCTCAATGCTTTTATTTTTGCATTAAGGTTGTCCATCCATTTGTTCTGTTGGTCTAGCCCTCTATTTTTTTGCTTTTGAAGCTCAACATCATCACCAGCTATGGCCAATGCTTCTTGAGAAGCAAGAATGTAGTCCTTTTTAGCAAGCAACGCCTTTTCGTCCTTGGTTAACTGCCTTGTTTTCTGAGCCTCCTCAAGGATTGATATTTTCGCCTCCATATCCCACAGCTTTTTACGCTCAGAGCTAATAACATCACTAACTGTTTTATGCTCTTTTAACACCTTCAATTGTGCTTGTAGGGATAATAGGGCTTGATTTGCTGATTCGTCTACTCTAGTACCATAATCTGGTCGGTAGGTTGAGGTTTTAGATGTTCTATCTTTAAATTTATTATTTATATTTTGTACTGCTAACTTCCTTTTATCTTCAGTCCAAAATTCAGGGTCTCTTCTAACTTGCTCCCATAGCTTATTTAGGGCCGCTGTTCTTTTTTGAGCGTTAGTTGCAGTATCTTCTAATAATTTATTATATTCTCTAATTGATTCTTTTCTTTTTTCATCCGCCTCCTTGGATTTGTTTTGTGCTTTTTCATAACCTTCATGAGAAGATACGACGAAACTTAAAATCTTTTGTTGCTCCTTTAAGTTGCGAATCATATTTTCTCTTTGTTCTTTGGTTCCATGCCAAAATCCAGCATTTTCCCATTCTTTTATTCTGTCGTTTATCTCAGCTAACGCCTCCGCATCGGAAAGAGGTTTACCAATATTTTTTAAAGCATTTCCTGCATTCTTTATTGCGGTTGCAACATCATTCCATGCTCTCTCTAATGAACCTATATTTTGATTCATAGATCTAGTTCTTCTATCAGTTTCCTCTGACAGTTTTTTAATTGAAAACTCAGAAGCTTCTTGTGTTTTTCCTGCTATTTCTAATGACTTAATGTGCTCGTATTCAGACGCAGTCAACAAATGCAATGTTTTATCTAATTCTAAAATAGCATTTACAGGATCATCCTTTAGCCTCTTAAATTGGTTTATTGTTTCATCTATTGATTTTCCGGTGGATTGCTCCATTTGTGCTGCAGCCCTTGCCACCAACAAAATCTGGTCTCCTTGAAAACGCCCACTACCCACCACTTTAGTTAGAGCTGAGGCCATGTCACCCTGAGTAATCCAGTTCCCAACTAAAGTTTTAGATAATTGATTTAATTCATAGGCTGTTTTGCCAGCGTAACGTCCCGTCATTATCAATTGCTTATTAAACTCAGCAAATTCTTGAGATCCTTTATAAGCAGAGTAAGCCAGGGCTAGTGATGCAGTTGTTGCTGTTGCAATAGCAATCTTTGTTGGAGTAATTATCGATGCAAGCGCCTTCAACGAGTTTCCAATACCACCAAATGAGTCCTTTATCTGTCCACCTTGTTGTATCATCACCATCCAGACTGGCATTCCTGATGCTAATGACGTAACAATATCTGTCATTTGGGCTGGCAATTGCCGCATAGCGTTTCGATATTGGCCAATGGTGATTGAGCCATTCATAAAGGCTTTTTCTTGCTCTTTTAGCTTGTTGATCATCGGTGCGGCTTGTTGCGACACACCAAGTTGAGCAGCTTTCAGCTCTAAAATCTCTGTCCTCGTTTTGCCTATAATTTCAGTTTGATTTTTCAGTGAATTTAAAAAATCATCAGCAGCTTGCTTGGCTCTATTTGTTGCTGCCTCTTGAGCTAACAACGCCCGCCCTTCAGCAGTAAGGGACATGTTAACACGTGTTAATTTATCTCTAGTCTGCTCAAGTATGGCGTTATAGTCTGCAAACTGATCCTTTGGTAATATCCCTTTTTTATTTGCCTCTATTAATTTTTGAGTAGCTTTGTCAAGCGCATCAAATGCTTTATTGGTTGGATTTATTGAATTTAATAAGTCATCAAGTTCTTTCTTTTGCCTCTTTATCGCGTCGGCTGCTTTCTTTTGGTGATCAACCCCTCTATTAAACTGGTCATTTAAATTTCGCGAAGAACTACTTACTTTTTCTGCTGTATCGCCGAATTCCTTTAACTTTTGTGTGCCACGCTCCAGATCTGACGTATCAGCTTTTAAGGATATTGTTGCTATATCTGCCATTTAATTTCCTCCAGATATAAAAAAACCACCCGAAGGTGGCTTGTTTGCGAATGTTCTCTATTATTTACCATAAACAAAATGATGCAGATTGCTCATAAAATCTCCCCTAACATCGCTAGGTATAGATTTCATTGCCTTAGATATCTCATCGTTAAAATCAGTGAACACATCGTGACCATAAGGTAACTTAGAAATTAAATGTTCAGCAAACTTCTTAATTTCATCCTTATTTATTCGATAATTTCCATTATCTATGAAAATAAATCTATAATGTAATTCCCCTAATTTGTCTGATTTTATAAATGAATCTAATATTAATTGACTCACCTTGTCTCTAAACTCTTTTTTTATTTCTTTAGGTAGACGTGACTGAATTGTTTCAATATTAAACTTCTGTCTAGCTAGCAGTGCTTCACCGGAAATATCTTCATCCTCAAATTTAATCCGCTGAACAAGTTTTGCCAATTTTTCATAATTTAGAACAGCTTTTCCGGATGAAGTATCGTACAGTTCTGTTTGATCATAATTAATGGCATTGAATTTTATTTTTAAGTTAGTCTCTTTTTCTTTCTGTAATCTTTTATGTTCTGATAAATCACTACCACAATGCTTACACTTAATAGCTTCATTACTTATGAATTCTGCACAGAATGGACATTTAACTTGGCCTGATTCAATTGATTTTCGACCACCAAATATGACCATCATTAGCCCGCAAAAAATAATAAAACAGCTAATTAGAATATAATTCTGCCTTTGCGCCATCAGTCCGAAATTATTTACCCTACCTCCATAGCTAGTTGCCACACTGACATCCATGTTAAAAGCGGCAAATGCTGCCAAAATACCTATAACAAGCAATCCCCATCCAAAACCTTTCATGTAGCCCTCACTAAATTTTTACTTATTCATTTATGATAGCTCGATGTAAATGCAAAACAAAGCAAACGTTAGGTGCAAAAAAAACCTGCCGAAGCAGGTTCAAAATTAATAAGCATACTATGGGGACATCAGCCACTTCATAATTAAGTAGCCAGCACCTACAACTAACATGATCACGCCCATGTCATTAATCTTTTCGATTCTATCTTTTGCCTTACCTATTTTATTTTTTATATCCAATTCTATTTTAGATGCGGCATCTCTAACTTCAGCACCCTCGTCAAATTTAGAGTATCGTTTAATTAAATCATCTAGACTATTTTTCAATGAGTTATATGAATCAATCAGTATTTCATTTGAAATGTAAGTCACTCTGTATATCAAATACAACCCTATAAATATGAGTAATGAGTCTAGAAAACCACCTGACTTTGCAAGCCCGCCAACTGCAATTAATGCACCGGGGATAGCAAACGCTTTACTTTGACTAGATGAAACAAAATCATTGATTTTTGATGTATATTCAAGCTGCTTCTGCTCTAACTCTGATAAAATTTTATTTACTGAAAATCTTTTTGTATACAAATCAAGCAAATCATTATATCTGTCATAAACCCTTCTTCCTTTATTTATAATGTTAAATATATCCCTATCACTGATATCATCATCCTTACCACTCACTACATCATAAATTGCACTTCTTAATATAGATATACGCTCTTTTTGTTGGGCATCCTGCAAACTTAATATTTTTAATAATTCATCTGATGCTTTTTGTGAATCAATTGAGAACTCTAGATGTAATACAGAACCTAGATAATCATGACAACTCAAAACCAATTCCTTTCCACCATCACTATTTGGAATATAGAGAATGTACTTACTCTCAACGGTATGGTTCGCAATAGCTGATAATACTCTTTTCCATTGCAAGAATAGGTCAATTTTTTTCACTGAGTCATTATTTGAATTAAAAAATATTTTCTCTTGTAAAATTATATAGTTAGGATTGTACTCTCCATTATTTGAGCATTTAACCCAAAAGGTATCTAATGATGAGTAAATACATGTATCACTTTTGAAATTATTTGATCGCAAACTAAAGATAATTTGATTTGATTCACAACTATTGATATCTATAATACCAAAATGAGTCAAAAGCTCTGCATACTTTGACAATGAATCACTATCTAGATCGCACTCTATAATTGCAAAACCCTCATCACTTGTTATCTGAGAGTTAGTTAAGTAATCAACTAGTTTTAATAAATCTTCATTGTGATTCATGGTCATATCTTCACTTTTGAGGTATTTTCCTGTTTATCTGATCCCTACTTGTTCTGGCTAGCTTAATTGTTATTACACCATCATCTCTATTGTAGATTATCTTTGCCCCAGAATCTTTGTCATCGCTTATAGAGTCAATATCAAATGTAATTTCATAGTCTCTATCCTCATCAACTATTTTTATCTGCCCAAATTCCTTATTTGAATCCCTACTTGGCTCAAAAAAGTCATCAATTAAATATTCACCTTGGTCGACAAACTGTACAAATTTCTTAGCTATATCCCTTCTCTTTGGCAGTGTTTTTGCCACACAGTCAGCAATATCTTCAATTGATATTTTCTTATCTATCGGATCTTTAGCCTTCTCTCTTAGCAGGTCTTCTATTGCTTTATTGACTCTTATCTTATCCAATGCTTTTATTTTCATTTTTTCAGAAAAATCATCAAACGCAATACTGACATTCTGAATACTTCTATTATTGTCAACTTTAGGGTCGCACCCTAAAGCACGTTTGAAAAATTCACTTTTTGATTTCCCTGAAATGAAATGCAAATAAGGTTCGCCATCGTTATTTGGGTAAGAAGCTTTAAACAAAGTCAAATCAATCAATACAGCCTGCCGTAACGCATCTATGTTAATTGATGGAATTTTTTCTGGAATAAGGTTGCTATCAAAATTAAATGCTGATTTTTTATCTACCATTAGAATCAAAAGTCTGCCATCACTTTCCTTATCTTGATCTACCTGATAGTGTATAAATACGAAATTACCGCCAACTAATTTTGCCCTATCTTCATTTGCCTCTCTTTGCATTAACTTCATTACTGAATTAACAAACGAGGTAAAATTAAGCTTTCCTGCTAAGTAATCTAAAAAGACATTTGGGGTATTAAGCGGCATAAGATCTTTTTTTATCACTCCATGACTTTTCCTTTTCCGCATAAATTTTTTATCTGCCTGCCCAATGAATTGCACCACATCATCAGAATCTAACTCCCACTCCAAACCAGTTTTACTCGCAAACACTGGCCCATTATTGCTAGGAACCAAATCTAATGTTGACGTCAATGCATGCTTCGGTGAATATTCCGCTCTGTTTTTATTATTAATTAGCTCAGGGTCATATCCACACTCACATAACTCAGTATTTCCATGCGAGTTCCCACATTCAGGGCATTCAACCATACTTTCGTTTTCAATCACATCAGTCATTTATTAGCACACCTATAAAGAAAGTAATAATTGCACTGATTTTATGACATAAATTAAATTTATACATCTGTGAAAAAAAACACTGGTTTTATGATCACAACCCGCACCAACCAACAACTGTATAAAAACACAGTATAGATTGATTTTATATCTAGTAAATTCGGTTTCACCTATTAATACAAAATACCTCAGTTAAGAGGCGTGATATGTGATCTCAAGCAAGCCGTCCTTGGCTTGGGTGATTAAGCTACTTCTTTGAATTCCTTATCATGAGTAAATAAACCATCCCAGTTCTTTTTCATTGGTAGTTCACCAGCAAGATAGAGATCATAAAGACGTTTAGCACCTTTCTTTAATAAAACTGGTTGATACTTAATAAAAGGCTCGTGACCATGTGGATTAATTTCACTCTGGTTTTCTGTCATGTACTTATCACGAGCATATGAAGCGACACGCCAGCGAATATTTTTACCTGACTTACTTTCGTTATATAGCCAGTTTCTTTCAGCTAACCACATTTGAACTTGTTGAGTGTTTACGCCGTTAAGCATTTTGCAAAACTGAGTTGGAGTCATACCTTCTTTGAATAAGTTAGACATACACTCAACTTTATTTGTTAGTTCTTTATTTGATGATTCAAGAGCTAATACTTTTTCAGTGTAATTTAATAAAGCAGAACGCAAGAATTCAGGGTCATTAAGTGCAACAATTGGTGTTGCCTTTCCTGACTCAAGCTCTCTCCAGCGTTTTGATACTTTATGGCGCAATGGAACACTGTATCCGGTCATTAACGTCATTGTAAGATCTTGGTCTAATCCTATTTCATCAATAACAGTACGACCCTTGTAATTTTTACGCTTAACAAAAAACTCTTTAGAAACATAATCATCCGTTTTTGGATAATTAAAATCTAGTTCCATAAACATTTTCTCAATGTCACGAACTACGTGATGGTGAGCCTTTCCTGTTAATTCTGCAATCTCACGACTTGACATAGTGACATTTGTTTCATGTGATGCTAAAGTTAATTCGTTCATTGAAACATTTCCTTTTAGGTTTTGTTTGGGATTAGCCAGCAGTTTGCCCCTGTTGGCTTTTCTGTTTTTAGTGCTTATCAATGTGTTAATCTCCTAGTTTGTTTCGTCTTAGCTATTCCTTTCATGTGTTGTGAGTACATTAAGAACATACTCATTGTTGAATTGAGATGTTTCGCCATTTTCGGATCGAAGTTTTCCATATCCTTTCTAGCCTCATCCCATGTTGTACAAATCAGACTTAATCTTGCTAATAATCCGTTTGCACTTACTGAGTTATCTTTTTCGACTGGTAAGTCTTTCTTGTCAGCTACTTCTCTATCCAAAATATCCAGCACCCATTTACGGAATTCTTTAGCTACTGGAGTCGATGCAAACATTGCGATCAGGTGAGCCCCACGAAGTGAGTAAACTCTGACCAATTTATTACGTAAGCTATTGTTTATCCCGTTGAACGTCATATTGACGGTCATTGTCATAGAGTCCGTAAACTCATCTGAATTACGTGAGTACAATTTACTTACACTATCAGTACGGCTATACCCTAATACGTGTGCAATTTCAGTTGATGTTAACCACACTTGACCATCTTCAACGATAGGGTTGAATGTGAAATTCTGGAAAGTAAGTTCGGTCTTAGTTATACTGTTCATGTCATTTATTCCTTTCGATGGGTTTACTTGGCAACTAGCCTCAGTTGTTCGCGCAACTGGGGCTTTTTTATCGAATGCGTACTTCACCTTTTTCTTCTAATTCCTTCAAAAGATTAAGTCGATACAAGACTTCACTATGTAGAGTTCTAAAACACTGGTCTGCTGATTTAGATATGTAGGCCTTAAGATCATCTGGCATGCGTAGTTGTATAGGGTTTATTGTCTTGGTGTTCTTCATCATGTATCCTCATAAAATAAAACATCAATTTCATATTACTTCATGAATAAACAAACATCAACATACTTCATGAAGATTTAGGAGAAATAATGAGTCAACATGAAGATGGCTTTCCTCAAAGACTATTATCAGAAAGGTCTAGGCAGAACCTAACCCAGCAAGAACTTGCAAATATGGTTGGTATATCTCAACGTCAAATAGCTGCTTATGAAGCTGGAGAGTCTAAACCAAGGATAGGAACTCTAATGAAGTTAGCAAATGCTCTTGACGTTAGTTTTATATGGCTTGCTAGCCACTCAATAGATATTGGTGATATTAAAGTTATTGGAATGAAGGATAAACCTGCTGATAGAGATGCTATTTCCATACCTTTAATAGATATTGATAAAGTCATACCTTGGCTTAGAAATGAAATGTATAGAGAAAGTATTCAAGAGTACATTTCCATAGGGGGGAATGTTAATCCTGGTTCATTTGCTGTTATTCAAAAAGATTCTGCAATGAGTCATATTAGCAAGGAAGGGTTTTCATTCCCCATTGGATCAATAGTTATTTTCGATCGCCAGAAAAGCCCCGCTAAAGATGGTGACTTCGTCCTAGTTATAATTAATCACAAATGGTCTGTATTTAGGCAAATATTTATTGGCAGTAATGAGTGTAATCTCATTCCTTTAGATAATCGGCATCCAGTAGAAAAAATATCTACGGAAAGTATAGAAAAATGCAAAAATCTAGTTATACCCGCTGTAAAAGTTATTTTCGATTTACCAGCGTTACATAGAGATAACGATACCAGTAAATAAAACAAAGGGCACGGATGCCCTTGGTTACTTTCTCTTCCTACTCACCAATCTGCGCTTACCGCTTATCGGTTCATTATTGTGACCTCTTGTGCATTACCTCTAACGCCTTAGCCTCCATAATGCGAATATCGCTAAAAACGGTCGCTCTATCTTTGATGTTGAGTAAGTCCATTATTTGGTTTAACGGGTTGTAATCCAAGCCAGTGATACCATTCATTCCTACGCGCCACTGTGTATTCATAGCTGAAAATACTTGATACGAATCCCAAACATCAGGCCACACCTCAACATCATCAATGTCAGGCGGAAAGCCAAAAGCGCGCTCGAACTCAGCCGATTCTTTTGAACTCATTCCGCCATACATTGCCTCGGCGACCGCTAAGAGTTTTTTTCGCGGTTACCTAGTAGCTCGTTGTAATACGTTGATGAAATAGCACGAGAGGCTGAAGGGTAGTTATCTAACAATATGTTTAAATTTTCTTTGTTATATGGTTCTTCTATCGCCCAGTCAGCAATAATCTGCTCAAAGAACTCAGAAATCGGTTTTTCTCGCATTCCATCAAGCTCACTTACTGAGTGATGTTTAAATGTGAATGTAACTACTTCTGGCTTTTCTTTGCCAGCAACAGGAATTTTAACGTTAGCTTTGAAGGTTGGATTTGGGACGAGTGTAAATTTAGGCATTATCAGTCCTTAAAAAGCCCCTGATTCGGGGCTGTTGTGAGTATTTATTAGTTAAGATGCGTTGGTGTAAATCTGCATTTCAGATTTAAGTGAGAATCGCGCTGTTACGTTTTCAACTTCGTTGATAGCGGTGTTTGGCACACGTTGGAATGAAATTGAAGCTGTGTAATAGCGATCTTCTTCTGCGCGTTTATTGAAGAATCGGATTGCAGTAACTTGCTTACTGTCGTCCAATTTTGTCAACAATTTACGGATAGGCAACTTGGCATCGTGAGCAAAGGTATAAACCTGTACAACACCATTTTTATAGGTATCGATAGTTTCTGCCTGCTCATCTTCAAGGAATTGAACCTCTTGAGTTTGCTGTTCCCCACCTTCGGTAGACAGTGTCATTACCTGTGGCATGACTTCCCATGATAGTACTTTCTTTAATGTTCCTGTACCGCCACCTACAGGAAATACGTTTTTATCACTGGTATCGACACCTTCTAAGGTGATTTTAGATTCAGCGACGCTTGCAACACGGAAAGCACCCGAAGCTTTTTTCCAGCCAGATGTAACATGAACAATATCGCCTTTGGCAATGTCACCCACATTATCAACCGTTAGCACAGCTTCTTCAGCATTGGTTGCTTCAGTAATTTTAATTTCGTCATCGTATTTACTTGCGACGTAAACACGCGACCCATTAGGAATGTTATAGGCCATTGTTAACCTCTATTTTAGGTATAAAAAAACCGCAATTAAGCGGTGTTATCGGATTGCGTTACATCGATAGGATGCACGAATAGGAATGGTATAATTTGTTTCATCTGAAATTGGAGGGAACTGGTTAGGCTCTCCGTTAATGTAGACTCCCTCCCCTAATGTTAATCCGTTCTCCAATCTGGCTTTAACGTCATCAACAATCGTTGAGAGTTGCGAGTCTCCACCCCCTACTTTGCCAACCACGTTAATTTGAATAACACCTCGATAAACAGGCATATCCTGAGATAACCCAATATTATCCGTTTCTGCAGGCATGATATGGAGTTGAAGATAGGGAGCGTTAATATCATTAAAAGGAAGATTGGGCCATGCGATTTTAAGGCTTAAATCCTTGCCAATGCTCGCCACCAGCTTTCGTATTTCAGCATTAATTGTCGACTGATTCATGATTTAGTTTCCGATACGGCAGAGTTGAAAAACTGACTAAATTCCTCAGCAGTCACAGCAACCATACCATTAGGTGCTTGTTTCGAATGCCCCATTTCGAGTCGATAAGCATAAGGCACATTGTTTGTGAAATAGATAGCCTTCATTCCTACCTTAAATTGCTCAATAACAACGTTTCCTAACGCCTTTGTCATGCTCCCTGACTTATCTATGCGCCCCGTTTCGCCTTCCGCTGGAGCATCAAATGACACCTGCCAATTACCTCTAAACCGCCCCCCTGTATAACCAGTAGGAACATAAATATCCATAGAGTCATTAACACGAACACGCTTTTTTAATTGACGTCGCTTTGGTGTTAAATTATTAAGATCTTGTTTTAGATACTCATTATGTTCAAAAACTGCTTTATTGTAGTCTGAGGCAACCCTATTAACTTCCCATAATTCAGGATTTCCAACAGGTGACATATCAACAAGCTTCGCTAATATTTTAAACCCTGTATTTTTGACAACCGTTTCAATATTTCCATTGGATTTATCGATAAATAAGTTAATCGACTTCATGAACTGATCTGACATATCACGCCCTCAGTTGAGACTGATAGCAGATAATAATATCAGCGGGTTTAACAGGGTTCGGCTCATGAACGCGCAACCAAACGCCATCGACAAGCACCTTATCCCCTTTCTGAATATCAATGTCTGGAGGAAGTATCATTTTAATATCCGTGGAGAGAATAAGTGTGCCGTCGATTTCGTGAGGTTTGTATTGCGTCTTTACTCCAATAGCAGAAAATAACGTTTCTGGCTCAAATCGCTCCTGCCCCTCGTCATCAACCCAGTGCTTACCATCTCGCTTTATTTGATAGGAAATGCCATATTTTTTTAACATCCTTAATGCTGTGCTCTGTCCTCGCTGATAAATGTTCATCACTACCTCATTGCAGATGTATTAATGGCAAATCCATCTGAGACATCAATCAAGCCAGACAATAAACCTTTTAACCAAAGAAAGTTTGGCGCACCTGTGTTAGTTCCTTCAGCATATTGCACAGTAATAGCGCCCTCAATTCGCTCAGAGGTGATTTCAGCGCCTAACGTGGGCTGTAGGTCATTTTCTACTGATTCAATCGCTAAACGGCATTGAGCTTGGATTAATTGCTTTGGTATCTGATCGCTTGGGATGGCAACACCGTCGCGAGATAGCCCTGAGCGAGGGAAAGATAAAGGTTGATTTAGGTTAGTTCGTTTACCTAACCATTTCTGCGATTCAAGATAATCCATTGCCGTAATTAGCAATGCCTCTAATCCACTATCTGCCAAAGTGATATTTCTATCCTCAGCGTATTTCTTCAAATTATCCACGCTGGCGTAGCTATTAAATGCTGGAGAGTTCTTATCAGGATCAATCATGCTCACCTCAAAAAAAGAGGGGCACAAAGCCCCTTAAATTACTCGTCTGGAGAAGTTTTTTCTGTAAATGTGATTGCATCAGTATTTTGCGCAACACCATCAACAGTGGCCGTGACAATAAATTCACCCTGTGCATCAGAAGTTAATTTCACTGTCGCACCACCAGCTTTGCCCGTCTTAGATGAAGTAACGCTTAATTTACCACCTGTTGTAGACCAATTAACGGTAGCTCCTTCGACTGGAGAGCTACCCTTGGTGTAATTAAGAGTGATCGTTACTGTATCTGTACTGTCAGCGATAGCGGACGTTTTATCCGCTGACAGGGTTACTTTCCCTCTTCGGCAGTCAGTTTAATCATGACGCCAGCGGTTAATTTGTCGCTAGTGAAATGCTTCTTCCAGTTACCTGCGGTGCCTAACTGTGTTAAATCAGGGTTTTTACCTTTTGATTCGTCCCAGCTATAGCCCAGAACGCCAACGTTAACCACGCCTTCACCACGATAACCAATTTCCAAGTTCTCCTTGTCATTAATTTCATAAGAGCGGAAAGTCGGCTCTTGGGATTCAGTGATAGTCACAGCTCCCGGCACTAAACCAAAAATAGCATCTACTGGCGCTGTATCTGTTACCAGTACAGGTTTACCTAACGTGCCAGGCTGCCCACCGTAGATAACCACACCCGCTTCTTCATACACTTTGTTATCAATGGCCTGATCAACAATATCGAAGTAAGTGGTCGAGTGCATAACGAACAGATTTACACGGTTAAATTTATCGCCGTATTTGCGTAAACCTTTGGTCAGCGTTTTCTTGCCATCTGTCGCAATATCCGCAGTCACCACCATTTCTTTGTTATTGCCAATAGCGGCACCTAAAGCAGCTAAAGAGTATTTGATATAACCCTCTAGTGAAGCATCTGCCGCGTCAGTTCCTACTAACTCAGAGAACTCCGACACATCACGTCCACGGCGTTTAAATGCTTCTTCTGTCGTTGCATAAGGGCCATATTTCCAAGGTGCTTTTACATCAACAGATTCGCCCGCGCCGATTTTTTTGTTCTCTACAGATGCTGTGGAGTTTACATCACGATGCTCAATCGAACCGCCGATCTGATAAAATGCACGCTTACGGAAGTCCCCCTCAATAAACAAGTTATCCAGCACAATTGCGCCATTTGATGCCTGATTAAATACTGCTAAATTATCTTGACGGCGTTCTAAAAACGCAGTTTGTGCTAAATCGTTATAAATTACTAAATCATTATTAGTCGTCGTAGCCATTACTTATATTTCCTTACTCTTTTGGAAGTTTTAAATATGCGTCACGCCCGTATCGGCGAATATAATCAGCCTTGTCACTAGCGGACATTTGAGAACGTTTAAAATGCGCACCACCTTGTTTATGTTTCCCTGCATCTGTACCAGAGGCTGCGGGGAATAAGTGAGGAGCACTTTCTTTTAGGGATTCAATCCACTCAATAGGTGATAATGGCGTACGACCATCTTTACCCATAATTGGATTGCCATCTTCATCAACGGCTACGGCCTGACCTTCATCGTTGATCTGAAAAATGCCTTTGGCACGTAAAATTAAATCTTCTTGAGCGCTGGTTAATGCACCCGCTTTCCCTGCTGCAGAACGAATTTCATCGCCTAACACACGAGCACGGAATTTATTTGCAAACGCCTCTGCCTTTTCAGCTTTAGAGTTTGCTTCTTTTAACTTCTTGTCGAAATCACCACGCAAACGCTCAGTACGCTTATTGAGAACCTCGTCAATTTTGCCATCTGCAATGAGCTTGGCTTCTTCGTCATTTTCAAAACGTTTAAGCATTCCCTTCACCGTGTCAGGATCAATGCCTTCAAAACGTTTTAAGTTATCGCTTTGCTCTTTGACCTTGCCTAACAACTCATCACGCTTAGCTTTTAAGCCTGACACTTGATCATTGACCGCTTTGTCAATAATGGCTTGAATTTCTGGAGTGATTTCCGGTGTTCCACCACCTCCACCTTGCGAACCATCATCAGCCTGTGAATAATATTTGCGTTCGATATTCATAAATAACATGTAACACCCCTTGGATTTGATTTGCGCCTAGCGCGTTGAAATAACTCAGCCCTAAGCTGAATTTAGGTAATAAAAAAGGCCACCGAAGTGACCTTGATTAGTAATGTTCTATTGGTGTATTCCCATTTATTTTTTAGCTTTCATGACATTTTTTGTTAAAAACAAAAGCATAACAACCACCCTGCATAGAAAATATCCTGCAGAGGCAATTAAAAATAAATACCAAGGTTTATGGGCATTAAAAGGCTCAACAAACACCTCAGGCATGGCAAGCATCACGAAAAAAGCACAAAGTATGGCAAACATTAGCCTAGTTAAGTTGTTCAATTTCCCTCCTATGATTTCTCAATCAGAATAACCAGCCTCTCTAAATGCCTGCTTGTCTATCTCCCTGAGTTGTTCGAGAGAAATAAACTCACCTTTGTCAGTATAAAACTCAGAAGGATTCATACCGCCTTCTTTCATCAACCTAAATCGCGTCTCCCCAAACACCTGTCGCTGTCGCCACTCAGGTTGTCGCTGTATCCAATCAAGAAAATTAGTATCCGCTGGCACTTGCCCGTCCATTGATGCTCTCGTTCCTGCATCCATCTCATCTAAATCAATGCCTAATTCACGCCATGATTTAGTAACCAATGTTTCTGTTGAACGGCAATTGAAGTGGATTTTTCCGGGGCCTTGTAGATAAGGAACTTTATGACCAATAGGCTTACCTTCCAGCGTGTATCTCAACCTATCCCGAATAATGCAATCGTGAGATGTTTTATTATCGAGGGTAGATAACCATTGTTTACAATCAAGAATGTCTTTATTGGCATCAGCAAACTGATCTCGCGCTGTTGCTTGTAAATGGCTAATGGCCGTTTTAGCTATTGTCGTCGCATTAGCTCGGCTTAGTTGCAATACGCCATCTTTATAACCTTGGTTTGCATGTCCTCTGATTTTACGTCCGATTTCTACCGCACTATCACCATTTAAATAACCATTACGAACAGCGTTATTTATGCGTGTCATGCGATCTGACTCTAATCCATCAGCCCATTCAGAAAGTAATTTCCCTTGAAATGGGCGAGACATGACTGAGGAAAATAGCATTTCCTCTGTAATGCTCATTAGTGGATATTTGCGTAGAACAACATCAGGTAGTAGAGAATCAAAAAGAGATGGGTAATAACCAGCCTCATATAATGCATGTGCTCTCATTTCTTCCGTCAGTAGCGAAAAAGCGCTATCAACAGCTCGCTTATTAATACTTCTAACGCTGGATAGCAACGACTCCAATCGCCTTGCAGTGAAGCTATTAACACCGATAGAGGTATCATCTAAGGCAACAATAAGTGAAGCCGTTAATTCAGCATCAAACTCATTGAGCGCCTTTATCATCCGTCTCGCCACCCCTGTAGAATAGCGACCAGAAAACAGGGAGTGAGCAATCAATTCATCCATTAACCGCTCATTCACTGATCTCATGCCTCACCTACCATTGTCGGCTCTTGATTATTAAGCTCATCCACCACCACATCAACATCATCAGCGGGGTCGATAACATCATATTTTTGCAAACTACGAACCAAATCAGATTTACGCGTTGCGCCAGATTGCCATGCTGCGACGATTTCACGGATCATCGAACTATCGGCAATGTGATTAACGAGGTCTTTGTTAATCTCAAACGAAATGTCTGCAGTATCTAAACCTAAGTATTCAGCACACCATATTAGCGATTTACTGCATGCATCGGAAACGTTAGAGCAACAAATGCTAAGAATGGAGGTTTGTGCGTTCTGCTCACCGACAGACTGAATAACTGTTTTAACTTTGCTATCAGCAGAAACCAATTGAGCACCAAGCGCCACCATATAGTCACGCTTGCTGTCCATTGCTTCTTTGGCCAACATATTAGGTTGAGCTTGCGCGTAACCAAAGAACCCTTCTTTCGGCAACATAATTGGCGAGCGAGAACCAACCATAACGCCTTTCTTTTCTAGATAGTCACGCCATTCTGTTCCTAGCCCACCTAGATAAGGTTGTATTTGCCCACAGAAGAAAACAGAATCTTCATAATCAGCAGAGTTTCGATAATGCCCTAGGTTGATTTTTGCCAACCCTAGAAGTGGGGCTTCATCAATAGTGTGATCGTTATTCTGGGCACCAATAAACGTGAAAGGAATTTCATCCCAAGCACCGTTACCTGCTCGTACTGGCATATACTCAGAATCGATTTCAAAAACGCTACTCCCACTTGGCTTGCGATAGACACGACAGACAAACTTACCTTCTTCTATCGCTAATACTCGGTATTGAATTGCGTCTTTAAATCCAAACCCGTCCTCTTCTTCGACTGTCTCACGCAATACTACTAGCGTTAACATAGTGCGACCATTTATGCGGTCAGTGCGCCAATTAATGATATCTTCAGCTCGATATTGAAATATGTACGGAAGTTTAGAATCACTATTGTAATCAACATATAGCCCGTGTCGCCCTACCTCTAATACCGACTCAAGCGAGGACTGAGCAAGTTGATAAATACTTGAGCCTGAGCCATCAGCATCATCTTTTAAACACGATAGCTTTTCGACAATCGCAACTAAGGGATCCTTTTTAAATGCCATCCCTATCATGCCGTTGCGAGTATTGCCCGTTATTGGATAGAATACCGCTCTGTCTTGATAATCTCTATTGCGCTTCTTTTTACGCTCACTATCTTGCTCTTCAAGTTCAGGAAGATAGTTTTTTATATCTTCACCGCCTCTACAAACAGCGCGAACTAGCTCCCACTGAGGAGCAGCCGTTTTATACTCCGGTCGAGTGAAATCTACATTTGTTGTACTCATCAGAAGGTTGTTCCTAGGTTAATTTCGAATGCTGGGCGGATAGGTTTATGCAATACACGATAGCGAGTAGCATCCCAATCATGATCCTCTTGCTCAGTATCCACTTCATCAGGGTTTTTAGAGTCTCTAACTAAAACAGGTACACGGCTAATCCACCCTCGGCAATAATCAAATACATAGAAAGCGGGTTTTTCTGGCATGCCTGACTCTGTTTTTTTCCCCTCAATCACCGCCTCAAGCATGTCAACGAAAAGTGAGGCGCCGTTGATACGGGAACCGGGATTCTTGTTTGCTTTCATCCACTCAACGCCTTGAGCCTCCATTTTTTGAGCAATAGAGTCTTCGTCGTCATTTGGCGTGTAAATGGAGTTATCAGCCGGGCCTTTAATTACCTTTTTACAAATACCCGGCATGATGTTTAATTGCCCTTGAGTCTTTCCGTCCTTACTAATTTCACTCGGCATAACGGAATCAACTCCGATTAAACGCTCATCAATCCACTTAATGCCTTTAGCAACATTGGTTGATGACATGTTTAACCCTTTATTCAGCTCATCAGGAGGACAGCCGTACCATTCACCTATCAAAATTAAAGTGCCAGCAGGAGGGCAGAATTTCCTCCCATCAGGTAATGTGGCTTCCGTGCCATCTGATTGAGCCCACCACAGGTTAGAAAATGGTTTTGACTCCCCCCAGTCATGGGAGCGGTCAACAATCCAACTGTCGGGGATCTGAAACGGTTTAATAACGTGATGCGTTGCATTCCAAAGGTGGTCAAAACGCCCACCGCTCGTCACATCCCAAGAACCCTCTACCCACGCTTTGCGACGATTTGGGTCTTTGATGCCCATCAATGTTGCAATGTACTGAGGATCTAAATAAGGGTTTTCCTTGAATGAACCATGAATAGCGACGCGAGTTAATGTAATTTCCTCATCACGTTCAGTTTGTGGGTTAAAGACTTTTTGCGTTTCACGAATAACCGTCCCACGAGGAGCTGGTTCTATAAATCTTTTCTTTACCCATGTGTGCCCAATACCGAATGGATTCGTAGTACTGAATGTTTCTAAAGGGATAGGCTTTAACAGCGAACCATTTTCAAGTGGATAGTCTTCGGGACGGAATGACGAACGACGGCAAGAGAACATCGCTTCATAAAAATCAGCTGATTTTTGCTTGGTTAATTCGTTAAAGCCAATAAAGGGGAACTCTTGACCATGGTAATCCCAGTAATCATCTGCTTCTTTACCAAATCGGAATAACAGCTCTTCACCTGTCGGCCACACCCAGCGTAACTCAGAAGCAGAAGCAAGAAAGCGAGCACCATCTTTAAATAGGCGATACATACGCTTCGATTGAGTAATGATATCCGCAAGGTTTTTATATTCTGTATCAAATATAACACCACGCCAAAATGTGCCATAACCCACTCCAACATTGCGCCTAAAACGCGCCAATTGAGCCGCTGTTTTACCGGGGCCACGTGTTCCTTCATACAATATTTCGTTACATGGACAACTTAGTGATAAAGACTGAGAGCCAGGCAAAGGTTTCCATACTACGTTGTAATTCATCCACCTAATACCTCACCTTGTTGCTGTTGCGCAGCCTTTTCCCAGTCATCCACATTGTCACAAGATGGAACAGGCATAATGTTGTGTGTAGCTTCGACTTTTTGCTCAATTTGCTCTTTGAATGCTTGCACTTTGACGTGTTTACCAAGAAGCTCAAGGTTCTTAACTTTGTCAGGCCATTTTATTTTTTTGAGTAAAGCATCGGCTCCGTCCTCACCTGTAGAAATTGACATGACATCTAAACCGCTTAATGTTGTACGCCAAGCTTTAGGCCAATCCCTTACAGGCTTTAAATCGCCACTCTCGTTGAGTATGTCCAATACGTCCATTTGGTCTATTTCAACTAAACGCTTGAGCACATAATCAGCGTCTACTTCAACACGCTCATTCCTATTTGATTTAAGTTCTTTAATTCTATTTTGGATGTTAACATTTACTAACAATCGGCTCGCTTGTGCGTTAGCAGTTTTCTCGCTGTACCCCGCACGAATAGCCGCTTGTGTAGCGTTTAAATCGATGAGGTACTCGCGACAAAACATTTCCTGTTTATCGTTGAGTGCCATTTAAAATTCTCTCTAGAGGTGTGCTGTGCTTTATACATACGATGACATATTGAACATCAAAAAAGACATGCTGTGGGTTATTAATGAAATTCGCACTAACCCTAAGCTACGTGGCAATGCTGAATGTCAATTTGGCTCTAACGGGCTAGAAAAAGAGCTGTGGGCCTATGATGACCTATTAGAAAAAGTTGGACCTAATGGGGTTGTTGATTCTGTTAAGGATGATTGCAACTACTTAGATGTTACTTCAGATCTAATTAGGAAAATCAAAGCTAGCATTTCTGGTATTAGCTAACGAGGTTCTTTTGTGGTGTTATGGCAGTCGCTCATGCCCTTAGGCCGCTGAGCGACCTTTCATTTCTTCGGTTTACTGAGCAGTTTTCCTAACTCTCGCTCGACGATTTCAGCAACTATCCGCCCTTCATCAACTCTGCCACAGTGTAAGTATTCAAGTGATTGCTGTAATTGACGATGGAGAGTATCTAGCCAGTCTTTTTCTTGTTTGGTCAT